ACAATCATTGAATGAAATTATCAACGACACATCACCACAACTTGGTAATGGGTTGGATGTAAATGGACATGAAATATTTTCACAATCTAATCAAGACATCAAAATTCAACCACACGGCACTGGTGCAGTGGCAGTTGGAGCAGACAACACTAATGCAACAATAACAACCAATGGCACTGGTGATTTAACATTAAGCACCAATGGTGGCACCAACTCAGGCACAATAAAAATTATTGATGGTGTTGATGGTGAAATTGAACTAACACCAAATGGCTCAGGTAATATTAACTTGCATGGCTATAGATGGCCATCTGGCACAAGCACAGCATTTGCAAATGGTTTCTTAAAAATATCAAGTGTTGTAGGTGGAGTAGCACAGTTGGCATGGTCAAGTGGATCAGCATCAGGTTTGAATAATATAGTTGAAGACACGACTCCACAACTGGGTGGTGCATTAGACTTGAATGGTCAACAAATATTAGGTCAAGTCAGTGGCACAGCAGACACAGTTTTAGATTCAAACAGCCTCAACAGTGATTTGGTATTGAAGTTTAATGGCACTCCGATATTCAAAGGTGATGCACATACCACAATCAAAACACAAGGCACTAATGGCAATATTGAATTAGAACCAAATGGCACAGGTCAAGTTAGATTAGACACAGACTTAACAGAACTACACAGCACCAAAGGTTTAATCATACACGATGGTGCACAAGGCACGTATTTAGATTTAACAGGCAGTGGCGGTGCAAACATTGGACCGTTGTATGGAGCAGGCATACACGCAGAAGAAACAAATGGTGGTGCACAACTTTCATTGTTCTCACACAAATCAAATGGTGCAACTGCATATCCAAATTTGTGGGCACACAGAAGCAGAGATGATGGCAGTGGCAACAAAGACTTTTTAAACAATGATGATATTATATTTTCATTCTTTGGTGCGGCGTATGATGGTGGGCACGGAGGCGGACAAGGCACATTTAGAAAAACAGCATCTGTTGAATTAAAAGCATCAGAAAATCACAGTGCAAGTGATGCCATTAATGGTAATGGTGGTGGTAAGATTGAATTTCACACAGTAGACAATGGTACAATGAGTTATTCAGGTACCAAAAGACTTACAATTGATGACAACATTGAACCCAATGCACACATCATACCAACCACAGACAACACATATGATTTGGGTTCATCATCCAAACAGTTCAGAAACATTTACACCGGTGACTTGAACTTATCAAACGAAAGACACGACAAAGGTAATGCAGTTGATGGCACAACAGGTAATTGGACAATACAAGAAGGTGCAGAAGATTTATTTTTATTAAATAACAACACAGGCAAGAAATATAAATTTGCTTTGAAGGAGATTGAATAATGGCACTTATAGTAGGCGGCGTGACTGTAACAGGCACACAAACATTAGACGCAACAAAGTTGACAGGTACTTTACCTGCATTGAACGGAAGCAGTTTGACAAACTTACCTTCATCTGCTCCATCAAGTTCACAAGTGTTTAGTGCAATTGCATCTGGTATGGGAACAAATGTTGTTGGCACATATGGTTGTATGAGAATTATTGCTGACATAGGTATTGGTGGTAATGATGCAACACCTGGCACAAATGTTGCAGGTAGCAAGTTAAAATATTGCAATGTCAAAGGCGATATTAGTGGAAGTGTTACACCAAGTGGCACATATAAATTAATGGGCAGAGCAGAAAATCATAATCAACAATCAGCAGAACAGAGAGCATCTGTTTTCGTAAGGATTAGTTAGTATGACAGAGTTAACATATATTTTGATAGATGCAAAAAATCCAAAATGGATGGATGAAGCAAACACAATTATTGATATTGAAGCCAAATGGCAACACTTAGAAAAAGAAGGTTATTTGCCTTTTACAGCACAGGCAAATGATACAGAAGCACACGGTGTTGATTTATACAACAGATGTGTAGCAGGGGAGTTTGGTGCAATAGCAGACTATGTAGCACCAGAATAAGACTATGAACGAAAAAGAACAAGACAGATTAACAAATGTAGAAATACAAGTTGCAAAGTTGGACACTAAATTAGACATAATACAAAACAACCACCTTGTGCATCTACAACAGGATGTTACTGCTGTCAAAAAAACACAATGGTGGTTGTTTTCAACACTGATTGGTTGTCTTGTTTCTCTCGTTATTCTTCTAGTCCAGTCTTTGTTTTAACTTCAAACAATCCATTACTATTCATTTGAATATCTTTGAAATGTTCTTTAGGTGCATTTGTATCAATCAAAGCAACTGAAATACTTTTGGCAAGTTCAATGATTTTTTGCATTTTATCAGCACGTAATTGATCATATTCCTCGTTGTGATATTTGTCATGTGTCAATGGTGGTATGTCTTCTTGTGCAACCAAATCATCTACCCAATCCAACAAACTCAATGCAACTTTGTTTTGCTGTTTAAGTGCAGGTATGCTTGGTGTAACACGACGACTGTTTGGAGAAACATTTATGTCCTCCAATATGTCGCCGTATTTTTGCAATAGGCCTGATAAAACAACTTCAGGCGATTGTTTGGACTGACGATCATGCAACTTGCTCGAACGTTTGCCCAACAATTCTGTTTTGTTTCTATACCATTTACCAATATTGGTTTCATGCACATTGTATGATTCCTTGCCAGTGGGTGAAACACTGCGTTTGGTAGTGGGGAACATTATCTTTTTCTTCCTGTCACTGGTTGAACATATCTCTTGCAAGTGTGAAATATTTTGTGCCATTGTAATGCACAAATCTCTGTCTTCATCATTGCTGGATTTACACCAAACAGTATCCGCATTGTTGGTGACACTTGCGAATGAATATTCTGCTATACCGTTATCATCTTTGATCATCTATTCTCCTTGCACTGGTTCTTGTTGTTGTGCTTTGTCCATTTCCTCAAGTTCATTGCGTACTTGATTGAGTTGTGTCTTTCTTCTTGCAGTGGCCAGTGCATGTTCCCATTCAGGAATCGCAGGTGCTTGTGCCATCGCCAACATGCCTTTGGCTTGATCAATGAATCTATTTCTTTTGGTTGGATCTTGAAAACCAATCCTTGTGCCCATTGACATTTTCAAATCAAATATTTTTTTGACCACTGAAGCAATGTCATCATTGCCCACTTTGTTGATTATCTCAACTGGTGTGTGTTTGTTCAACAGTTCAACCACATCCTTGTCAATGAACCATGCAAAGTTTCTGTCTGCTGATGTGCAACCAATCTTTTGTAGATGTTGCAGTGTGACCAACACACATTCCAAACGTGCATCCAATTTGTCAGTGGTATTTGATTTGTGTAGTTTGGGTGTCATTGGATGCATTTCTTCGCCCCAATCATCATCCAATTTTGATTTCACTTTCTTTTTTATGTTGCCAGTGACAGCAACTTCAAGTGTGCCTTTTTCTAATGTTGAAAGACCATATATTGTGCAGATTGCCATAATAATCTCCTTTTGATTTATTTATGTCTCTCTGCTTAATAACTATTATACGACAACACTGCTTATTATTGCAACCATTATTTAGGACAAAATGATAAATAAATGCAGTTGAATCAGATACTTAATTTAAGGTGGTTTAACACTGGGGTTGACTTTTTGAAGCCAAGTATAGTAAAATATCATTATTGGTGCTTATACGTGCTTTAAAACAGGATTAAGACACCATTTAGGCTAACATCTACTAACACAGGCTAACACAGGCTATATAGTTCCCAAACAAACATATGAAAATGCGGTTGAAATACACAGGTGAATTCATTGGAACCGTTGGTGTTGGCGTAATCAACACAAGGGTAGAGATAAAACTGTTGATGACACGAGGCAGTATAATACAACTGGTGTAAGTTGGGTTAGGCCAAAGCCCATTCTCATATATCCTGCGTTAGCAAAAAACACTTACTGTCAAAGTTCATACCAAAGATAGGGATGAGTAGAGCACCTTGTGTTGGTGTCCTATTCACCCAAAGATAGATAATCATTTATAGAAGAGAAAATCACAAACGAACGACAGTGAGTTTGTAGCCCAACTGTAAGTTGGTGCTTACTATTTGATCAAGTGATTGTGTAGCACTTCATCCACATTGGTCAGTTCCACATATCCAAATTGATCAGTTGCGAACAGGCGATTCATTTTTTTCACTTGTGCTCGGGTTGTGGCTTCACTTGACCATGCACATCTGATGTATTTGAATCCCATGTTCATTGGTTTGAAGTCCTTCCTCACTTGGCACAGTCGGCCTTGATATGTGAGATAGAATATTCGTCTTGGATGTTGCACTGCATAATCTAATCCAACTGCATCAGTGCCCATCAATTGGATTGCTTCTGTTTTTCTTGGCATACGAGTATTTAGTTGTCAGTTAATGGATAAATATTTGAAACGCAAGGCAAAGAATGTTTCAAATACACAACGATGACAATCAATCTGTACTAAAAACAATTCCATCATCATCTGTTGATTGCGTGATTACGGATCCACCCTACAACAAGATAGCATCCAAATGGGACACAGCCATTGATTTGGAATGGATGTGGAATGAATTTGCTCGCATCACAACACCAAAGGCGCAGTTCATCTTTACATCATCACAACCATTCACAAGTCGTTTGGTAATGTCACGTGTGGAATGGTACAAGCACGAATGGATATGGGAAAAACCCAATGGACAAGGACAAGTCAAATATGGACCCAACAGGGTACACGAAAACATTGTGGTGTTTGCTCGTTCATCTATTCAATACACACCACAGATGACACAGGGCAAACCCTACACTTGGAATAGTGTACGCACCAAATCCAAAGATTATCCCCATTGGCAACGAGACAAAGTGATTGAAAACACGGGCACGAGGTATCCACGTAGTGTACAGAAATTCAAACAACAGAGGGGACTACATCCAACACAAAAACCCGTTGAACTGTTTGAAATGTTGGTGCGGACATACACCAAACCCAATCAGATGGTGTTGGATCCATATATGGGTTCAGGTACGACGGGTGTTGCTTGTGTGCGTACGGGTAGGAATTTTATTGGTGTTGAACTTGATGCTGACTACTATGCCACTGCCAACACAAGATTAACTCAACAACACCAACAAGATGATATTTGAAATAATAATCAGTTCCATTTTACACCTCCTCATTGTGTTTTGCCATCATTTGTTCAATATGCTCTAATTGATAACCTTCACCTGCAATTAATTCATCTTTTGCATTACCATTTCGATCATAATAACCTATTTGAGTATCACAGGTTATATCCATATAACCTGTATGTGTTTGATTCAACTTACGAGCAAAATTGATTGCATTACCAAATCGTTTGAATCTTTTTGATTTAGGGTTAGGATCACCTTCACCATGGTCCCAATATACAAATATGTTCATCTATACCTCCTCAAACAATTGATTGTAGTTGGTATCCAATGACTTGTATTCCACTGAATCCTCATCCATCTGCACCACTTTGTTCTTGGCCAACAACGGCACCACGTTGGAGTAATGCAGTTCAATCATCTTCACAGAAGTTCCACACTGTGATGCAATGAGATCTGATGTGACACCTGCGAGTAATCTGTGTGTGATGTATGTGTGACGCAGTGAATATATTGAATATGACTGTTTGCTCACAGGATCTTGTTTCATACCACATCTGTTCAACAGGTTGTCAAAGCCATTCTCAAATGACAGATGCTGTGGCCAAAATCTATCCATCAAATCCACACCCAATTTGTCATATTTTTTGATGTGTTGATCAATCACTTTGGTAGCAGAAGGCAACAACACACAAGTTCTCTTGTGATCTTTTCTGCCTGAAATGGTCTTGGTTTTGAACAATATCTGCAGACTGTAAGCATCTTTGCTTCTGCCTTTTTGTTTGACTTTGATCTTTTGCAAGTGTTTTAAACCAATAGATGCCAGTTCACCACTACGTGCACCACAGGCCAAAGCCATCACAATGTAGGTATACAGGTCTTCTCTTTTGCTTCGCACAGTGGGATGTTTGCTTCTTGCAATAGATGATGATGCTTCAAACAACAATCTCTTGTCAGCACCATTGACGAAAGCAGGACGACGAGCACTTTCAACACGGAATCTTGGAAAGTCAGGTATGGCCTTTCTTTTCATAACTGCTTGTGAAACACACCAATTGAAAAAGTTTTTCAACACCACAAGATCATTGTGAACAGTTGATGAAGTAGGTTGGGTGCCACGTGGTGTCAGTATAGTTTGACGCCATTTGATCCAATCACTCAATACGTGTTCTGTAATTTCTTCAATTCGCATTTTGCCAAGTTTAAACAAAAAGTATTTTTCAAATATGCCTTTGTATTGACGATACTTGAGATCCTTGTATTCATCTTTGAGAAAGTCACAGTAATCATTGTATAAGTCTTTGACGAAAGGTGAATGTGTAGGCACGTTGCCGTATTGTTTGAAATACAAACGCAAATCATCAAACTTTTCATATGCGATTGCTTTTGCTTTTTCTAAATCAGCAGTGCCAGTTGTCTTGCGAACATACTTTGTTCCCTCTC